GGTTGGGTAGTTAAGATTCCCATATCACAAGGGTACAGAATAGAACGCAGATGGATCTATGGAGTCTGCTCCATATGTGGATACCAGAACTCACTTGCAAAGCTGAGAGACAGAGCCGGAAAAAACCAGACGGCTGACCAAAAACCCCCCCCCTTCTGTGTGGAGTGCTACCGCACGATGTCGCTATGGTCTGATTTATTCCCTGAGTCACCAGCTAACTGGAGTGTCGAAGCCCAAAACAACGCTCGCTCAACTTATGTTTGTGCCAATGATGTTTGTGAGGCTTACTTGGCGGTGAATAATGGTAGATAGAAGCCCAATCATATCAGCAGACAACCCGTCATGGCACTATGAAGAACCAGTAACCCACAGAATCATGACTTATACAACTGGCAGCATGGCTGGGGTGCTTTGTATGGCACTGTTTGCCGGACAAGATAGCGTGGAACCAATCATTATTCCCTTAGATATTATGGTTCACGCCATTGAACTCGGTGCGTTGAAAGAAAAAGAGCAACAGTGTGCGAACAATCAATGGGAACACAACTTTGTTCCGTCTAGGCAAGACCAAATATATTGTAGTAAGCGGTGCAAATCATACCAGAGTGTGGCAAGGCACAGAAAAAGAACAAGGGTGCAACAATGGCGATAACAGATGAGTGTCCATGAGCAACTAAATGCAGAGGAGAATGGATAAGAGACTAGAGATTAAATTAGGAGAAATATTATGCCAGACAATCAACTTGCGGAAGAAACCATAATTGGAACATACGAAGGAAAAGAAAGACTAAGAACCGATACAGGAACAAGACTGTTAATTAAAGATGACAAATTTCCCAACTCTAACTACACTACTGGAGTTACTGTGTTTGATAATCAGACAGAACTGGTGGAGCAGGTCGCTAATGACCTTGAACCAGGAATGAAGGTGAGTCTGAAAATCAATATTAAGCAAGGTCCTAACGGCAAACAGAGAAACCTTTTGGAAATACTTAACCGCTTCAGTAACCCTACACCACCAGCTACGCTACCAGCTACACAGCCAGTGACACAAACGGCTACCCCAAACCCTATTGCATGGGGTGGGCTAGATGAACGCATAGCATGGAACTCAGCGTTAAACAATGCCAACCATGCAACTAAATGCCCAGAGGGTATCGAGGATGAAGCCAGATGGTTGGCAGATGTTGATAGAAGAGAGAACCTATTTTACCCTCTCATCCCCAGGGGGCCAACGCCACCAGAAGAGGAGCCGGAAGAACCCGCAGTATCGGGGGGTGTTACTGAGGATAACCCTTTTTAATTCAATGCACCAAGTGTACCTATCTCAGGGAAGGGTTACACAATTTTATTCAGCACTGGAAGGAACATGACGAATGGCAAACAAGACTGATATAGCAAAAGAACCTGCTGCGATGCATGGAGAAAACAGGGCTAAGGTAAAGGCTCTGGTTGGCAAGGGCTATGCAATCTCAGCTATAGCAAGGGCGATAGGCTTGAGTAGGCAGAGAGTACACATACTTGCAACGCTACCAGGCGTTGAGGGGTACTCCCCTACCATATACCCTCGCATGAAGCCGTGCAGGACCACTAAGGAAACAGATCCGCACTACTTCATGGCGCACAGCCACCGACAGCACAGGTGCGATGTTCACAGGAGACACGAGAGAACCTGCGCACTCTGTGGTCGCCAGTATGCTACGGCAGGTGGAACAACCACCTGTCAAAAATGCAGAAAGAACGCATATGCAAGGCAGTATTACCTCGTGCGTAGAGAGGTGGCACAGTGACAATGATTGATGCTGCCTTATATTACGCATCGAAGGGGTGGAAGGTGTTTCCCTTAACACAGGGAACCAAGATTCCGGCAGAAGGAATGCACTGGCTAGATGAAGCAACGCTGGACGAAGGTACGATAACCCAGTGGTGGGGCACCAACCCTACATCAAACATAGCTATCGCTACAGGAAGGACTTCCAACCTGACTGTTATAGACGTAGACGGAAATGAGGGATGGGATTCCATTAAGGAAGTTATCGGGGAATTTCCCAAGGAGAGAACAAGGGTCATTAAAACACCCAGAGGGTATCACCTTTACTACGAGTATCACCCTGACTTTCACACAGGTGCAGGGTTTCTGGCAGGGGTGGATGTCAGGTCTGATGGTGGCTATGTAGTAGCTCCCCCCTCTGTTGTAAACGGAACCCGGTATGCTGTTGCACCAGACAGGGATAAACCACCCATACCTATTACATATGCACCAGAGATATTCAAGGCACGGAACCGCAACGGAGTGACCGCTGATCCTGTACTGGAACATCCTACATGGGTGTCGGATCTGCTTGCAAACGGAGTGGCAGAAGGGTTAAGGGATCAGAGTGCAACCAGTCTCGCAGGATACTTTCACAGCAGGGGATTACCGGACGATATTATAGAAACCATTATGCTTCCGTTTTCAGATAAGTGTATCCCTGCTTTTGACCTGAGAGATTTACGCAAGGTTATCCAGAGTGTGAGTCGATACGAAGTGCCAGACACAATCCAGATAGATGATAGTGCCAGCTTATCAGAAGAAATTCGTAAGTGGGTAGTTGAGTCCAATGGTAAGTGGTGGAATGTAGATGAACTGGACAACCAGTTTGGTATCAGGGAAGTTACAAAGAAAAACAACAGGAGACAAATCCTGCACCGGATGCGGTCTGACGGATTCATTGAACAGCACCAGTTTTATAACAAGAGGTACAGGTACAGGGTTACGCAACTGGATATACTGGACTTCAAAAGGTCAGGGCGTGGCAATGTCATGGACATACGATGGCCATTAGGAATAGAGCGACACGTAAATCTGTACGCAGGCAACATAGCAGTAGTTGCAGGAAGTCCAAACTCAGGGAAGACAGCACTGATGCTCAACCTGATTCACCTTAACCAGGATAGGTTTCCCATCTATTACTTCTGTTCCGAAATGGGAGACAACGAGTTGAGTGACAGGCTTGGATACTTTGAACAGGAAGGAACCAACCTCGATGACTGGACCTTTACTGCCGTTACAAGATCTTCAGACTTCAGCGATGTTATTGTTCCTGATGCTCTCAACATCATCGACTTTATGGAACTTACACAGGACATATATCTTGTGAACGAATACCTTAAAGCAATCACTCACGCCATAGGAAACGGCGTGGCAATCATAGCTTTACAGAAGAAGATCGGAGCAGACTTGGGTAGAGGGCAGGAGTTTAGCCTTGAGAAACCCAGACTGTATCTGTCCATGGACAACAATAAGATGCGTATTATCAAGGGCAAGAACTGGGCCAGAAAAGGATACAACCCCAATGGGTTGTTTATAAATTACAGCATTATTGATGGATATAAATTTGTAGCAACTCCGGATGGATGGCAGGAATCAAATTAGAAAGGAATAATATGGCTAAAACATTACTGGAAATATACATGGAAGATTCATCAAGACCCTATAGCCTTGAACAAGCTAAGACAGCCCGTGACGAGGGCATGAAAAAAGGAAAGCAAAGCATCAACCCATGGTGGAGAGAACACGCACTGGATGCCATGTTTGAATGTGCATCAAGTAACCGGGAGCTAATAGTTGACGATGTATGGCAGTACTTTTACGATGCCGTTGGCAGGAGAGATGCACACACCCACGACAACAGGGTGATGGGTTCTGTTATAGCAGAAGCGAAAAAGTACAGGTGGCTCAAGCCAACTGACAGGTATAAGCCATCTTCACGGACCACAAGCCATGCTAACCCAAGGCGTGTGTGGGAGTCTCTTATATACAGGCAAACAGAATACCAGCAAAGGGAAATGGAGTTATAGCCGCCATGCTAAATGAACTCAGTTTGTTTACCGGCTACTCAGGCATTAGCCTGGGCGTGAAACTCGCCAATATTAACACAAGGACAATAGCTTATGTCGAATGGGAAAAGTATCCACAAGAAATTATCAAAGCAAGAATCAAAGACGGATTCCTCGATGACGCACCCATCTTCTCCGATATATCTTCCTTTAGGGGTGAACAGTTTAGAGGAATGGTTGACCTCTGTACAGCAGTATTCCCCTGCCAGCCGCACAGCGTTGCTGGAGCCGGACGATCTTCTGAGGATTCCAGAAACAAATGGCCTGATACGCTCAGAGTTATTCGTGAAGTGGCTCCCAGATATATCCTCTTGGAAAACGTCTCAGGTCTCCTTTCTAGCTCAGTTGATGAACGAAGCCCAGCATACGGGGGAGTTGTGGTTGGACAGCTTACCGAAATCGGGTATGACTGCTTCTGGGAAGTTGTGGGAGCTGACGATGCCGGAGCACCACATAGAAGAAAACGATGGTTCTGCTTTGGGGTCTTGGCCGACTCCAATGGCACAGGGGCAGGGGGGCAGACACGGGACAACTATACAATCGGGCCCTTATCAAGGGAAGGCTCGGAGCCGAGACTTGACCAGCGAGGTGACAGCTTGGTCAACCCCGACAAGCGGTCATCCATCCAACGCGAACTCTCAGCGAGGAATGGAGACGCTATACGGACAGACAGGAACATGGCCGACTCCAAGGGTATCGGACACAGAGGGGGGCTTGGTTCAGAACGTGGAGATGGAGAACGGATCGTTCAGCAGGAAGAACAAGGACGGAGTGAGGTGGGGAGTGAAGCTGCGAGACGCAACAGAGACTTGGCCGACTCCACAAGCGAGAGACTACAAGGACACAATGAACAGCCGACCCAATCAACAGGAACATTTAATGGATACAATCAGGGAGAACTGGATGACTCCCAACACGATGGATGTGCTAGATCCCAAGAGCCAAGAGGCACTGGATCACGAGCACACCCACAGACAGGGGAGATCCAACCCCAACAATCTACGGGATCAGGTGTCGGTGCAACAGGGTCAAACGAACTGGCCGACTCCAATGGCATCAGATATGAACTGGAGAAGACCAACAGAGACTTGGCAGGGCGAGAGCGATCTTCCCTCAGTAACATATACGTGGGCTACCCAAGAGGCATCCCATCCTGGCCCCCAGGACCAAGCCAATCAGACGAGTGGGGAAGAATCCTTACAGAGCGACCAGACCTTGCCCCAGCACTTACAAAGAAGGCTGAATCCCAGTTTCGTGGAATGGTTGATGGGCGTACCCATAGGGTGGACGAGCTTAAAGCCCTTGGAAACGGAGTCGTACCTGCGGTGGTGGTACTGTTTCTCAGGAGATTACTAGGATGAAGAGACTGACACCACAAGAACAACTAGCCCGGTCTATGTCTGAAGCGGATCTGCAACAGAACGTCATCTCTCTTGCCAGGGCACAAGGATGGCTCGTGGCACACTTCAGACCGGGCATGACCAAGCGAGGCAACTGGGTCACTGCCGTCCAGTACGATGCAGCCGGGTTCCCGGATCTGGTATTAGTTAAGGATAGAGTAATATATGTTGAACTCAAAGCCGAACTCGGCAAACTAACTGATGTACAGGAAGTGTGGATGTCGGCACTCAACCACGCCGGTGAGGATACATTTGTGTGGAGACCATCGCATTGGATGAATGGAACAATCGAGAGGGTGTTGGCCGCTATAGAAATAGAGGAGATAGGATAATGCCTATAATAAAAGGCGATTCGGATTACACACACGCACTGGCAGTGCTGATGAACCGGGAGAAGTATAACGAACTGGACATGCTTAGAGCTGCATACTTAATCATCAATCGTATAACTTACCCAAAGACCGGGGAAAAGGAACGATCCATACTGCCGGTCTCCAACAGGACCCAACTGATGGCAGTAGTCGCTATACTGGACGAGTTCCTGGACTGGGTTAAACTAGGAGAAACGGCTTCCGACCTCAACCACGCAGCAATCCGCCAAAAGAATGCCAGGTAGTGTATACTGATAGCGAGAGGTGCGATGAAAAGTCTCTAGGGTGAGGACAATACTTCACATTGGTATTGCCTGATATCAGTGGCTGACCCGGCGTTTTGTAGTCGTGGTATAAATGTTAGAGACTTTCTAAATATACCAGAAACAGGCTACCTCTCTCCGACCCCTAGGCATATGCCCAGTCCGTAGACTGGGCATTGCCATGTTTGTGGGGGGATATGTATCGAGCCTCAACCCTGGTCCCGTTCAGAATCGACACTCTAACACCACCCCCACAGGGACACCACAATATTATCGTTGCCCTTGATGGGAAACGCAATACAAAGAACCATGAGCCTTCTTGTTCGGACACCTTGAGGCGTCAGGTCTGCGAACAGCGCATCTCTTGGGATGTTTCTTCATACCGCTACTCGCTTTTGCGTCAGATGTATATGCTTGTCCAGTGGGCGGAGACTAGCAACAGAGTTATGGTAGTCACGAAACGACTCAACAAGAACCTCATCGACCAATTCTGGGTTGGGCTGGAGATCGTATTTAGGAACAAACATATCATAAGTAGGATCTATGTCTTCTTCCTTGAGCCAATCACGCACTATTGCTTGGAATGTTTTTGGGTAATGGTCGATATGGCAATTATCCCACCCTAACGACTCTCCTGACAGTGAGCATTTGACATCATTAAAACCTCCGATACCCATGCCAAAGAGTTTCTGTTTATATGAATGCATGTCTCGCTGAATGATCGCTCGTAATGTCTTTTCCAGTTCTTGCTGCACCCCCTTAGTCTTACCTACAATACATTTGTTAAAAGAAAAATCGTCAGCAGTACCATCAATGCGATCAAGATAAAAGCAATGAGTGCGATGTTTGGAACGACCTCGCCAAAATCCATACACACCAACGCCAATCTTACGAGTAGCGTCAGGATGTCTGGCAAGTAAAGCCCTCAGGAACTTATCATCCTCACCAACAACAACGTCACCATCACTATACGAATACAATACAGACCTACATTTATCCTCAAGGTCTTCATGAGTGCGGTATGTTACGCCCAATATAATAATTGGGGGTTTCTTAGGCATAGCTTCTCCCTATCTAAATGGCTCATATTTCAACGTACAGCGATGTTAAGGAGTCGGTGAGTCTTGTGGGTCAGGTGGACTCGGAACATAGTCCTCTGTCAACACGACATAAAGACCTATGCCGGCTAAAACAATGGCTGCACTACCGACAACAAACGCTATCGCTTTAAGCATTGGGTTTTTTCGGAGATCTCTTTGAGTATGCGGCAACCTCGTCCGAGCTTGGACCCCGCAGTATTCCGAACTTGGAACCTATCTGCGCCCATTCCCCTGGGGTAACCTTACCATCGGCTAATGCAAGCCTGGCAAAGTTAAGAGCTTCAGACCTTTCTTCTGGTGTATCGAGCTGAGAGACAACTCTTAGCCCAACAGCGATGAGGCTCTGATACTCCTTGGGTAACAATCCAACCAAAAACTTAAACATATCCTTCTCCTTTTCCTATTCCTTTATTCTAACTAGGCGGACTTATCAGTACCTCAATATTCTGATCCGCTGTCAGGGTTTGATAAACTACACTTTGTGCAATAGTCCAATCTTTAAGAGCCAGCCCATCCCCATTTCCAAATTCTGAAAGGTTGATGGTGATGGTCCCGGCTTTGATCCGAGACAGTAAGCATGGGTTTTTAGCCCAGATATTAACCATGCGGATCTCATCAATGCGTCCATCAATATTTGATGTGGCACTAGAAATTACAACTTGGTCATAGGTGGAATTCGAGACGACCATCTCGTTAGCCCGGACTCCTCCACTTATGCCCCTAGCCCTTGGCGTTCCGGCAGTCATCGCATGTGATATGCCGTCGGCTGCATTCTTGGTAAGTATAAGGTGGTTAACTTCTATATGCTCCATAATAAGTTTAGAGCAACGCCACTTGTCTATGTATAAGTCTCCGACTTCCAGGTACGTCTCGGCAAAGACCGGATCTGAAGTAGCTGGCAAACCCCCTAGTATGAGTGCATTGGTTTGATTAGTCGGGAGTGCAGATCCGGCGTATGTGTTTATGCTTATGGAGTCCAGCTCAAGCAACCCCACAGGTGTTGTTCCAAGGTCTACTCTAAGGGTCTGCATGGATTCATTCCACTCGATTGGATTATCGCTTGGAGCTGCATACACGCCACTATCCCCACGGCTGAAGCTAGGCGGTTCCATAACCTCTGCTACGATGGCTCCACCACCAACGGCCGTGCCTCCTATGATTAGCGATACGGCCATATTGGGAGACACCCCGGCCTTAGTTAGTGCCAGGTATGGCAGACGCAGCGTTGTAAAAACGGCCCTCCATTTCTGGCTCTCGCTCTGGAGCATCTCCACGGTGGCTAAGAATTTGTCACGCCATAGCTTAACCTTGTTGTAGCTACGTAGCGGAGATGCACATAGATCCCACCAGGCAAAGACCAACGATGTAAGAATACCTAAACTAAAATTATTCATAACCTTACTCCTGCTCTAAAACCTTGAGCGAAACTCCTCCAAGAAACCCAAAGACGCTACCAATAACGGCTGTTACGACCTCAGTAGCACCCATCTCCATGCCAATCCACATACCTACAATGCCAAAGACAGTACCACATACTATACTCGCCATAATTTGTGGTCTAATTCTCATTTCCTAATCGCCTTTGCTGTATTGATAATATCCCAGAATTCGGTCATCAAAGCAGAGCGTTCCTTAGCAGTTACCTTTCCATCGGCGGTTGCCTTAACAGCACCCTTAACGCGATATATATTTTGGGTCAGAGATATTTCCTGCTGCTGATATGTCTGTATTTTCTCTCTAATGATTTGCTCTATTTTTTCCCCGTTCATGCTACATCCTTAACTCTCGTCTATCGCCCATGACACTGTATCATTGTCGGTTCCTGTTATGGCTATTGTTGCAGCAAGACCCCCACTTGCCTGAGTAAACGCCCACGTTGTATCTTGCCCCGCACTTAATGC